TATTTTACGAAATTGAAGGAGAATTAGAAACTAAGGTTTATAGTTCAGAAGGTTCTAGAGAAAATGGATCTATTTCTTATGAAACATCTTTAGAAGTTTTTACTCCTAAAATGGAAAAAGTAAAAGCTTTTGGAATCAATGAGTATGTTGAGTCATGTGGACTAGTAATTATTTTTGAAACTTACAACAAAGCAACTAATGAAAATATTGCTTTTGTTTTAGGATATGATGAAATAATGGGTACAGATGCTTCAGTAAATGCAGTTACTAATGAAGTATTAGAAGGTGAGTTACAAGGGCAAAATGGTTATACTGTTACTTTTGCAGGTAAACAAGCTCAATTACTTAGAGAATTTGTAGGAAGTATTACTGTTAACGGTGGTGCTACTAAGAGTTTTGGTGCATAATCAAAATTTTAATTAATAATAATAAGAAAGGATGGTTTAAAAAGCTATCCTTTTTTTTTGTTATTTAGAATGATTATAAATAGTGATTTTTTTTTAGTATATTAGGCGTATGAAAAAGTTTATAATAAAAGCTGAGTTTCTAGGTAAAAAAGTAATGGGTTCTGTTGGTGTTATATCTTTAACAGAAAAAACTACACAGAAGGATTTAAGTAAGCTATATAAAGCAGGTTTTGGTAATATTGTTGAAATAGTAGAAAAGGATGCAGAAAAAGAAGACTAAAGGAATTAATAATATAGTTAAAAAAAATAGTATTAAAGCCAGTACTGTAAAAGATCCTATAACTACTCCAATAATTAAAAAGGAGAAGAAAATAAACAAGGATATTGAGCAAAAGTATGTGCCATTTTTTCAGGATTCTAGTAATATTTACCCAAATGATTTAGCTAAACGTGCTAGAAGATCAAGTACACATAGTTCTATTATTAATCAAAAAATAACTTTTACTATAGGTAAAGGATTTTTATATTCTAAAGATGGTGAAGATGTAGATTTTAAAGATTTGCCTTCAGATTTTCAAGATTGGTTAAATGAAGTTAACCCTGAAAATGATAATATAGATACTTTATTTAAGCAGTTAGTACAAAACTATGTTATAACAGGACAATGCTATCCACACGTTAAAAAAGCAGGTGATTATACTGCTATATTTAGTGAAGATGCTACGACAGTTAGAAAAGGAAAAGATAAAAAACGTGCTTACATTTATGGTTTACCTGATTATGTTGGTGCTTTAGATTGGATTGATATTGAGTATAGAGTTTCTAAATACAATATAGATAAATTTGATAATGGTTTTTTTCCTAGTGTATTAATGCAGATGTTTGGTGAAGTTCCTGATGGAATGAATGCACAAGCTTATGTACAAGAAATTAAAAAGAGATATACAGGAGAAGGAAATAATGATAAATTTTTAGTTGAGCTTTTAGATAGTCCTGAACAAGCTGCAAAGGTAATAGAGTTTGAAAGGGAAAGAGATGGAGAGTTTCAAATGCTTAGTGAATTAGCAGTTAGAAATATTATAACAGCACATAGAATTACACCAGCTTTAGCAGGTTTAGAAACTTCAGGAAAATTAGGAAGTAATGAGCAGATAAAACTAGAATATGATAAGTTTATGAACTCAGTTATAATACCTGATTTCCAAGAACCAATATTAAGAGCATTAAACAACATTATAAAAAGAGAAACTAATTTCGGAGATTATACTTTAAGTATTTTAAATGTTTCTCCAGTTGGTAATTCTGATAGGGTAGAACTTAATGCAGTAACTACAGTAAATGAAGGTAGATTTATGATAGGTTTACAGCCATTTCAGGAAGGAGATATTAGAGGTGAATTATTTATTAATCAAAACGCTGTAGCAAATATTGAAACAGAAGAAACTAAAGAAGAAATAGAAGAGTAATGGCTTTAAATACAGAAATAATAACAGATGTACAGGTAGCATCCTTAGCAGTTAATGATGTTGCTTTTGATGAAGCATATTTTACAAATTACATTTTAACTACTCAAAGAAAATATATTAAGCCTGTTTTAGGTGAAAAGTTCTTTAATGAGATTTTAAAACAAATTGAAACAACAACTATAACAGCAGATAATGCAGTTTTATTAGATAGTTTTATTAATTCTATGTTAGCTCATTATGTGGTTTATGTTTGTTATTCTAAAGTTCATATACAAATAACTAATCAAGGTTCTATGCTTAATGATAGTGAGTTTGGGACACAATCTAAAAGTGGAGATTATGCACAAAGTAGAGATTTTTATATATCACTAGCTGATGATATAAAAGTAACTATGATTGATTACATTTTAGAAGTTAAAAAAGCAGATAGTACTAAATATCCTTTATTTAAAGACTGTGGAGAAATACCACAAGTTAATAAAAGAGGTATAATATTTTATGATTAATGAGTTGGAGGCATAGAGATATATTAGAAGGAGAATTACACGAGCCTAAAGGCTTTACAACTGCTAACAATGGTGATAGTATTTGGAGAAATGAAGAAGGTTTAAGTGAGTGGACAGATAGAGAAGTTCTACCAGCTGCACTTAATTTTGTAGATGCAAGTGTAGCACCACCAACTACAGTAAGTGGTGATATTTATGTTCTTTCTTTAGGTGCTTCTATTCATGCAAATTGGGGTACTGTAGCTTTAAGAGATTGGGTGCGCTATGATGGTTCTTCATGGAATGTTATAACACCTAGTAAATCTATTCTATGTTATGATAAAACTTTAGATGTTTTAATGAGCTATGATGGTTCTGTATGGTCTTCTATAGGTGGTGGTGCAAGTGGTGAGGTTAACACATCTTCTAATAGTGGTGCAGGTGAAGGATTAGCACTAACTAAAGTAGGTTCTGATTTACCATTTAAAAGTATTACAGCAGGAACAGGAATTACTTTAACATCTAGTGCTAGTGAATTAGAAATAAGTTCTTCAGGTGGTGGAGGTGATAATATAGCTAACGCTAATTTAACTTTTGATGGTTCATATTATGCTGATTTGTCTTCATTCAGTTGGACGCTTGGAGGAACAGCACCAATCGGAACGGAAAAAATAAGTCTTCAAAAAGACACATTAATAAAAGGATCTAACACATCAGAAAGTACAACAGGCTTTAAGATTACGGATTCTAATAACAGTAATTTACTAGACATTAGGAATAATGGTCAAATCGGTTACGGGGGTACTTATTTAAGTACGGCAGGACATACTTTTAGAAATCCAAATGACGAGGCAGCAATAGCGAAATTTTTAAACAATGACGCTACACTCTCTGTCGAAATACTTAGAAACGGTGGTTTTAATTCATATAGACCAGGAACTACAAACACGATTTTTAGTCTTTATTATCAGGGTGGCGTTCCACACTTTACAATGACAGATAATACCAACAATCTTTTTATAAAGTTTAGGACGGGAAGCGGTTCTTTTATGAATGTTAGCGGTTTTGCGATTGGTCAAGCTTTAGTCCCGAATTCAAAAGCGTTATTTCAATTATATCCACCAAGTACTAACAGTTATCAGCAAAAATTCTTTGCCAACATGGCAATGACTAGCGCAGGAAGGGTTAATTCAGGTTTATCTTTTGGAACCGCTGAAAAGGGTTTCGAGTGTTTTGATACAACATTAAACAAAAAATTTGTTTGGACTGGTTCAGCATGGGAAAAAATAACAAGTGTATAAAATAATAAATTTTAAAAGATATGATCACAATCACATTGAATAAAGAAAGTGCAATAACAGTAGGTGAACTTTCAGTATACCCATCTAAAGCAAAAATAACAGGTTTTGTAGATGTTAAAACTAATGGAGTTAGTTGGTACTTTTCAAGCATTTGGAAATATGGAACTTCTGAAGAGTTTAAAGATGAAAAAGCTGTTACTTTTGATAATTTGCCTTTTGGTTTAGATCGT